CTTGTCCTCGTAGTCGGCAAGTTTCTTGAATGCTTTCAACTGTTCCAACGGATGGCTATCTTTCAGCCAATAAGAAAATGGTTCTGTACCTTTCCGATTTTCTTCTGTGTTTGTCAATCTGCTCATGCTTTACTTTCCCTTCTACTAATTTCTTGTCATAGGCATTGGATAACCGTCTGGCAATCCATTTATCAGCCTTTTAGTCTGCTCATATCCTGCAATTTGCATATTCACAAATACATTGCTTTTACAAGTTCTTAATTCTGAAATACTTTTCTCAATAGAAGCATTTATCTCTGTCCGCAGGCTTGGAGTCAATGGCTTGTAAAATGTTTCACTCATACTACTCTCCCTTCTGATATGGCAGACCTGCTCTGATTGTATGTAAGCACTCATTCCACCCATCTTCATAGCCTTTTTTGTATTCTTTGCCAGTTGAATCATTAGTCTGCCAGTTGATATGTTCAGTTGGTGTATTTTCATCAGTTGCTTTGTACAGTGGACAATTACTCAAATGCACTTCTTCCTCATAAGCAAAATCTTTTACCACTCTGTCATTCGGTTCATGCAATTGGCAGTAATAACCTTTACTATTTGTCGATAACGGAAGTGAGTATTTGCAAACACTGAATACACAATGCTGACAATCTATTGGTTTATCCATAACGGCTATAACTTTACTCATGCGGTTCTCCCTTCTGATATGGTGCAATCGGCTTCCATGCAATCACCTTGCAATTTGCTCCATCTTCATTCCAACCAAAGTTTTTTCTATACCACCCTACACCATAGGTAATATCTCCATCCCACCATTGGAGAACAGTGTGGACATTTTCGGTGTAATCTTCTTCAATCTCCCAATTCGGCAATCGTTCCTCAACTGGAATCCATCCACCGTCCTTTGCTACTTCTTGCACGATTTCTTTGCACTCGTAATAAGCGGATTCTCTTGCCATAGCAGATGGATAACACGCATTCGCTTCTTCTTCGTTACACATTATCAATTCTTCTATTTTGGATAATATCTTCTCAATCATCACTCCACCTCCCGGCATATCAGATATATCACCACTATCAGAACCACCACTGCACAAACAACATCTAATGCATTCATTCCTGCTCCTTTCTACGTCAGATAATATCCCTTTTCCTTGATGGACTTATAATCTGATTCATTCACAAAGAACCGCTTTTTGCGCTCGATCCGTCCATAACAGTTAGTATCTGCAACCAGTTCATACAAAGGGAAATTGCATTCTTCCACTAATCTTTCCGTGAATATTTTTGTCACATAGGTTTCAACTAGGTTCATCCCGGCTCCTTTCTGCCACTTATGTATTCCATATACTTTCCATAAGTCATTCCGGCTGCCCTTGCCTTGGCATTTATTTCTGCAAGCGTGTCAGCCTTCTTTTTTGTTTTTTCGTCCTTTTTCTTGGCTTCCTCTCTCCATGACTTTTCAATCTTCCTGATACGTTCATGCTGGCATATTGAATTGCAACAAACCTGTGTTTCTCTGCTTGGTGCAAATTCCACACCACATTCAACACAGATTCTTATTCCAAGCCGTTCCCTTCTCTCCTTCTTAACACGTTCATTTGTTTTGGCATTGGATATCTTCCGGGCAGCAGCCACACATTCAGCAGAACACATCTGTGTATTAAAATACTTCGGCTCAAACATCCTTCCACAAATTTTGCATTTCCTCACGGCATTTCTCCTTTCTGTCCAAAATATCCTGGACTGCTTTCAATGCCCTTCCGTGAACCGTGGTTGCCCAGGAATATGTTCTGTCATAAATATCAGCCACATCTTCCAGCAGCTTCCCCTGGATATAAATTTTGTGCAGGATATCATATTCCGTTGTCGGAAGCTGTTCAATTGTCCGGATCACATCCTGCTTTGTATCAACATAAGCATCTATGCATCTATCAATCTCTTTTTCCAGGTCAACATATCTGCCCACTGCATCAGCCATCTTTTGCTGGCTCCCGGAAGATTGAACCCTTTCCCCATCGGAAAATGTTCCGGTGCTGGTTGCTATGGAAAGCCACTGTTCCTTTTCAATCATCTTGTTTTCAATCAGCCTGTTCAGTTTCCCGACCTGCTGAAGATATTCCTTTGCTTTCATGTTCTCACTTCCCTTCTATCTGCAAGGTTCCCTGTTGCTGGATTCCCTGGATCAGTTCCTTCAGCGGAAGGGAAATCTGCTGTTCCTTCTGCTTTCTCTGTGCTAACTGTTCATAAATCATCCGGAAGTTCGCCCTGTCTGCCGTGATATTCTCACTCAAGCAGATGTTCCGGAATCCGATTCGCTTCACCGCTGTTCTTGTCATTTCATCCATAGATGCCAGTGCTTCCGATTCCCGGTATGAACCAAACTTGCCGATGCAACGAAGCACCACTTCCCATGAATCACTCCAATCAGGAATATCACCGTGCTGAACCGATGCTGCCATTTCCCGAAGGTCTGCAATGGATGGTGACCATTTATTTGTTGCAACCCATTTGTTCAAAGATGCTTCTGCAACCGGATATGGGATATCCTGAAGCTGCCGGAACCAAAGTTCCATTGCCTGTTGATTCGGCAACAATGCTTCCCTTGGATAATAGGTCCGTAATGCCGAAGCGAACAACCCAAATTCTTTTTTATCCATGCTTTCAATCTCCTTCTGCCCATTCATTTGCCATTTTGTAAAATTCATCAAGTTCTTCTGCCTTGGTCTGCTTCTGATATGTAGGTTTCACAGGCTGCCTTGCCTTCTGCTGCAATCGGTCAAAGATAATGCCTTTCCATCCGCTTGCCATGCATTCATCAATCAGGCTGCACACTGCCTGGTCACCATAATGCATTGCATTATTTTCTACCTGCCGAAGTAACGATTTCATGCCCTGCTCTTTGTATGGTTCCTTACGCTCCATTTTGTACTTAATCCATTCACGCATTTTGTCAGCAAGTGTATCAGACATAACATAATCAGGAAGAAGCCGTTCGAAGATGGTGTGTGTGGTTTCTCTTACACTCTTTTTTCTCTTTTCTTTATCTCTTTCTTTTTCTTCTTCTCTTTCTTCTTCTGAAACAACGATGTCAGACGATGCAATCGCTTGTATGTCAGACGATTTTTGCACAAGTGCCTTTTGTGCTGCCCTTCTTTCTGCCTGATATAGCCTGTCACGTTCTTTTTTCTTCTCATAGGCATCTAATGTTTGATGTTTGTTCCAATTCGGGATGGTTATAACACCATCAATTATTTCAATCATGCCGTATTGCTCAAAGGTATTCAGTGCCAGTGTGACAGTGGATTCCTTCATTCTGAAAATTGCTGATAGCATTCTGTCTGTATATGCCACCCTGCCCATCATAAAAACACCGCTGTTATTCTGTTTTCCTGCCAAGCAAAGCAGTTTGAACCAAACTGTTATAATTGCATAAGAATCCGGAAGTGCTTCAATCAGAAGAATCTTTTCATCATCGAATATATCCGTTGTTATTTTGATCCACTTGACATCCGCCATGTGCTATCGCCCCTTTCCTCAAATCGGATGCACGGTTGACCGAATCTTTCCTTGCCATGCTTGCAGGTAAAGAAGTGTCGGCAAGTTATGCATTCAACATCATGTATTGGTTTCTTTTGTTCTTTTTCCATCACACATTCCCCCTTGCATACTCCCGGAAGGCTTCTTCGTTTAGCATCCGGAACCCTTCAACTGTGCTGCTTGCTCTCAATTCCTCATTTTCCGCTTGTAGCTTCTGCCGTGTCCGTCTGACCGTTTCAAAAGCCGGGAATCCGTGTTCTTTGAGTTTCAGCAGGAATGTGGGCATTGACATTGAATTGATATCAATGCCATGTTCCTTGCCGACAACTGCACACACTCTCACATATAAAACATTGTCATTGTTCCTGGCATCCTCGTTCTTTTCCAGGATGTTCTTCACAATATTTGCGGTTGTTTTCAATTCTGTTGCCTTATTCATTGCCTTCACCTTCTTCTTCGATATCAAGCCCTAATTCACCAGGAATGTCCACGTTGTATTCCTCTTTTGCATATTTGAAATAGTCCGTGAAATACTTTTCATCCTCCCCGGTGTAACATACTCTTTTCACCACAAAAGCAAGGAAGTTCTTCATGCCGTTGCCCTTGTAATTATGCTTTAGTTCCAGGTAATCACAGGCAATGCAGCAGAACCGCACCAATGCCTGAAGTACCTTTTGTTCGTCCTGCTGTTGCTGTATTTCCTTATATTCCGGGCTATTCATAATTTCTTCAATCTGCTTACGCAATTTATTTCGCTGAAGAATCTTTTCAGTTTTCGTCATTTGATTCACCTGCTTCCTCAATATCAACTTCGATTCTCGGATTCTCTTTGTCTATGAAGAACTGATCCGTGAATCCCACAACACCTTTCCACCCATCAGCAACGATGATTCCATTGCTGACCAGG